CATCGTTTGTTAGGTAAGGCGATCGATGACCGCCAGCTGGATGAAGCGGTTAGCGGCACGAATTTGCCTGAACTCATGGAAGTCGGCGCACTGCCTGGGGGTTGCATGTTGATTAAATTATCGGCATTCAAAGAGATGGCGAAACCGTATTACCGTACACCGGCCCACCAAGACGCTGTTGACGGGAATGAGTGGATTGAGGGGGAGGATTACTATTTCTGTCGCAAGGCGCGTGAAAAAGGATTATCAATTTACGTGGACTGGTATCTCTCTTCGAAGTTGGGTCATGTCGGTTGCCGTATTAATTCGCTGCCTATTTCAGAAACGCCCATTAAGGAGGATAGCCATGTCATTATCCACTGACACACTCGAGCGCGATGTCACTGAATTTAATGCCGGGAATGCGCTGTCTGTGAAACAGAAAGAGCAGCGCGCCAAAATCCGGTTACTGCGTCGCACCGAGGGTCTGGGTGAAATTATGCGTTCGGTCAATGGGCGCGCCTGGATGTGGGATAACTTGAGCAGCTGCGGGATATTCCGAACGGACTTCAATGGGAACAGCCGCGACTATTACAACTTGGGCATGCGTAATGCTGCCATGGCGACCTTTAATGAAATTAACCAGTTCTTTCTGCCCGAGTATCAGCTGATGCAGAAAGAGAACGGAGTTTAAACATGTTTATTAAACGCTTATTTTTACGTTACATGGATGAGGCCGACGCGTCCGGATCCGCTGGCGGCACTCCCCCGGCTGCAGCACCCGCTGCAGCTGCACCAATAGCCGCGCCAGCCGCGGCACCGGCTGCAGCCACTGGATTGGAGCCGGTCGCCTCACTCCTGGGTGAAGCACCACCTGATCCCAATGCGCCTCCCGTAGTAAAGCCTGGCGATCCGCCTGCAGCAGATGCGCCTCCCGCGGCGATTGAGTACACTGATTTCACGATGCCGGAAGGCGTTACGCTAGATCCGGCCAAGGCAACTGAGTTTAAAGCGTTGGCAAATTCGTTGGGATTACCACAAGAAGGTGCACAAAAGATCGTGGACATGTATAGTGCTGAATTAAAGCAAGTCCAAGAAGCGCCGTTGAAGGCGTGGAACACCTTGCAAACAGAATGGCGAGCAGGCGTCACGAATCACCCCGAGATCGGTGGTGCCAACTTAGATGCTAATCTCGGCAAAACAAAAGCCGCACTGGTCCAGTCAATGGGTGCCGAAGCGTCTGGTAAATTTTTAACGGCGCTGTCTCTGACGGGCGCCGGCAACAACCCTGATGTTATTTATGGATTGTACAAAGCGATGCAGCCGCTTTTCCCCGCTACGCCGATTAATGGCTCACCGGGCGGAGGTGCTAAATCAGCTGGTGCGACAATGTATCCATCCATGGCAGGTTTGGGTAACGGACACAAAGAGTAATAAAACAATCGCAAACGATTTGTTTTGATCGGCCTCACATCACACGGCCACCGAAATAAACCAATTGGCGCGACTTTCTAATTTAATTTTATTAGGGGTTCACCATGGCTATATTAGGCGGCACTGCTCTAACCTATGCGGACTGGGCAAAACGTGTTGATGATGACGGCAAGATTGCTACCATCATTAACTTACTGTCACAAACTAACGAGATCCTGGACGACATGCTGGTTGTCGAGGGTAATTTAGCGACCGGTCATAAAACCACCGTGCGCACCGGCCTACCGTCTGCCACCTGGCGTCTGTTGAACTATGGTGTCGTAAAAACCAAGTCCACCACCGCGCAAGTAACTGACAACTGCGGTATGTTGGAATGTTATTCGGAGATCGATAAGGATCTGGCTGATCTGAACGGGAATACCGCTGAATTCCGTTTATCGGAAGACATGGCTTTCCTGGAAGGCATGAATCAGCAAATGGCCACAACGCTGTTTTACGGCAATGTGACCGTCAACCCAGAGCGTTTCATGGGATTGGCCCCACGTTACAATTCATCGAATATCGCTGTAGCGCAAACTGCGGCTAACGTGATTTCAGCGGGTGGTGCGGCATCAACCAATACGTCGATCTGGATTGCTTGCTGGGGTCCAAACACGATGCATGGTATTTTCCCGAAAGGTAAAATATCCGGGCTACAGCATCGCGACTTAGGTGAATGGCCATTGACTGACGCCAACGGCAATCTGTACCAGGGCTATCGTACCCATTTCAAGTGGGATATGGGTCTGACTGTACGTGACTGGCGTTATGTGGTGCGTATCGCGAACATCGACGTGACCTTGTTATCAGGCGGTTCTGCTGCCAACTTGATCAACGGCTTGATTCGCGGTGTGCATCGCTTGCCAACTGCCCCAGTGCGTGTATCGACTGAGCAGAAGTCAGATGCGCCAGATGGTGGCATGATGCAAATGGGTCGCTTGGCGATCTACTGCAACCGTACCATCCGGACTTACCTGGATATTCAGGCGGTCAACAAAACGAACGTGTTGCTCCGCTTGGAAGAGTGGGAAGGTAAAGCAATCACGACTTTCCGTGGCATCCCGATTCGTACCGTGGACGCTATCCTTTCAACCGAATCAACTATCTAAACTACTCCAGCCTGCTGGTTGTATTTTTAGTTGTAATTTCAAAGGAGTTTTACCATGGCTATGATCGATGCATTTTTGGTTTTTGATATGGGCACATATTCGGCATCTACCGGCATTATTGGTATCAACCAATTTGCCAATGGTGCCACCACCACCAGCACCAACACCATTGACATGATTAATAATCGTGACCTGGGTGATGGACCTGGTGCTAACAGTCTGGCGATTCAGTTTCAGATTACGACTGCGTATACTGGCGGTACCTCGGTCAACTTTCAAGTACAAGGTTCGACCGATAACACCACCTGGACAACGTATTCTGAGACCGGTGCTATTCTGGTTGCCGCGTTGACAGTGGGAGCGTTGTTTAGTCTCCCGTTGCCACCGGTTAATCCTGATACAGGCGCACTGCCTCGCTACCTGCGTACGGCGTATGTCAATGCCGGCGCGAATACGACCGGCGCAGTGATTAGCTGGCTGGGCACTCGCGACTACAACCAGTGTTACAAACCTGGTATCGTTGTTTCGAACTAAGTTGTATTTTTCTAAAGCGGGGCTTCGGCCCTGCTTTATTCCTTCACTTTCAAATCATAGGAAAACACCATGGGCACTCCAGCCAAAGCACCAGTTAAAGCACCCGAAAAACGCTCTGCAGAATTTCCTCGTTATGTGTTGAATGAACGCGCCTATATCGATGATAAGTTAATGGAAATTGGCGAAGAGGTTGAATGGGAAGGCTTGCCAGGCCATCATATGGATCCGCTCAATGATGCGGCGCGTGCTGAAAAAGCCAAGGCGCCGGATTATCTGGACCCAATCTTAGCGCTGACCGCGGTTAACTAAGACCACATTATTTTTTAAACTTCAGGGGTACATCATGGGAAAGATGACGAGCACCAGTCCGGAACTAGCGCAAACGGTCGTCATTGGCGCATTAACTGCGACAGGTCCAGACGGCAGTAACTCGCCGGTTCCCTTCTTGGGCCCTTTTAACATTGGGGTATGGGGTGTCTTTGTTGGCACCGTTGCTATTCAGACTTCCTATGATGGCGGCACTACCTGGTTGCCTGTCACGAACAAATTCACCAACACCGCGCTGACCTTTACCGCACCAGCTGCCTTTCAGGAAGAAGAAGTTGAGCCGGGCGTGTTGTATCGGATGAACTGCACGGCATATACGTCGGGCACCATCAATTATCGGTTATCTGAAGGTGCACAAGCGGGACGTATTGAGCGCTTAACTTAAAGGTTTATCATGGCTGACGATCTCGTACATATGAAGCAAGACAGGGCCGATGCTGATAAGCCGATGAACGACTTAAACAGCAACAAGGAAGAATATCCGTACGGTTTATGTCTTAACCTGGGCGAAGCGGAATTAAAAAAGTTGGGCATTGAGATGCCCAAGATTGGCGAGATGGTCCACATTATGGCCATGTGCAAGGTCACGCACTGCCACGCGTCAGCCAGTGAAAACAGCGATCCGAGCTCGTCCTGTTCATTGCAGATCACGCATATGAAGGCGGAGATTGAGGATGCGGAAGACGAGGACGATATCGATACCCGCACGCCGGCAGAAAAAATATACGGGAAGAAATAACCCATGAGTTCACAAGTTGAAATTGCGAATATGGCGCTGGATCTTATCGGCACGCGATCGACAATTTCATCGCTGAGTGAAGGATCTCCCGAAGCCAATGCGATTAGTCGACATTGGTCGAATGCCTTAGATTGCTGTTTGCGTGCCGCACATTGGAATTTTGCGCGGCGCCAGGTCGCCCTCACCCTGCTCCTTGACGCTACACAAGACCAAGCTGTCCCTATTCCGTGGCTGTACGAATACGCCTATCCGAGCGACTGTGTGATGTTTCGCCAGCTGCTGCCTATTGTCCAATTGAATACGGCGGTAGCGACCGGCACGCCGGCGCCAGCGGCATTAATGGGCCCACCACCCAAGTTTATGCTGGGCACCGATTTAGATACGACCGGCAACCCGATTGAGGTTATCCTCACGAATCAGATTCAGGGCATTGGGATTTATACGTTTCGAAACGCCAATACCCAGATGTTTGATCCGCTGTTTGTGCAATGTCTGTCGGCATTTCTGGGCTCACGCGTGGCAATCCCCCTGACGGGCGATAAAGGAATGAAGCAAATGGCCGTCCAGTTGGCCGACACGTATGCTGTCCAGGCGCAAGCCAAGAACGGTAACGAAGGCATCACGGTCATCGATAATATGCCGGACTGGATCAAGGTGCGCGGGTATGCCGCGGACTGGGGCAATATGGCGAATGGGCAGTTTTACGGTAGTCCGCAACCTCTCACTTTGTATGTATGAGCCAACCCAAAATACTCCCGTCCTTTGCCGCTGGCGAACTCGCCCCTTCTCTCTATGGGCGCACTGATTTAGCCAAGTACCACGTTGGCGCAGCACTACTCCAAAATTATTTTGTCGATTACCGCGGGGGCGCCTCATCCAGGTCCGGAACATCCTTTATCGGTCAGTGCAAAGACAGCACAACGCCAAACCGCCTGATTCCTTTTTCATTCAGCACCATTCAAAATTATGCCTTGGTATTCGGTAACAATACGATGCGCGTGGTCAAGGATGGCGGTTTGGTTCTTGAGGCGTCGGATGCTATTACTGGCATTCCCAATGCAGGGACCTGCGTGATCGCCACGACGAATGCCTACTCAGTGGGTGATCTGGTGTACCTGAACAATATAGGCGGTATGACGCAGTTAAATGAGCGCTATGCCACTGTATCAGCAGCCACAGGGAGCCAAGTAACGCTGTTGGACATGTATGGTGCCAACATCAACACGACGGCTTATGGTGCCTATACAAGTGGTGGGACAATCAGTCGCGTGTATACGCTGACGACGCCGTATGCTGCTTCTGACTTGGCTCTGTTGAAATTTGCCCAGTCTGCCAACGTCATGACATTAACGCACAACAGTTACACGCCACAGGTATTGACGCGGTCCGGTGATGCATCTTGGACTATTACCTCGGTGAGTTTTGTGCCTGCCAGTACGGCGCCGGCTGGTGTGACTGTAGCGAATACGGCTGGATCTGGCACAACCTACCCGAATACATTTTACGATTATGTGGCGACTGCGGTGGTCAATGGCGTGGAAAGTTTGCCGTCGAACGTGGCCGCTACGGGTGGTATTTATGCGTTAGGACAAAATACTGGCGCGCACAATACGGTCACGATTCCGTCCGTGACCGGCGCTGAATTGTACAATATTTACCGCACGCAAGAGAATTTGAGCGCAACGGTTCCGCTTGGTGCCTTGTATGGATATGTGGGTGCGGTGACTCCTGCGGCCACGAATACTTTTATTGATAATAATATCTTGCCGGACTTCACGAACTGCCCACCCCAAGCGTATAACCCATTTACGGTGGCGGGCAATCCTGGATGCGTGACCTATTATCAGGAGCGCCAGGCATTTGGTGGCATGGCCAATGCCCCGGAACAGATTGATTTCTCGAAGTCGGGCGACTTCTTTAACATGAATTATTCGATTCCGTCCAAGCCGGATGACAATATTGAGATCACGATATCCAGTCTGCAGGTCAATGCCATCAAGTACATGATTCCCATGCAAAGCCTGATCGTGTTGACATCATCGGGCGCGTGGAAAGTAGACGGTGGCACAGCCAGTGCAATTACGCCCACGCAGGTATCGGCTACCTCTCAGGCATATAACGGCTGTTCAGACATTCAGCCAATCACCATCAACTACGACATTCTGTATGTGCAGGCAAAGGGCGCGGGTGTTCGGGATTTGTCCTACAATTTTTATGTCAATCTGTACACCGGTACCGATATCACCATGTTGTCAAATCATCTGTTCTATGGGCACCAGATTTTAAATTGGTGTTATGCCGAAGAGCCATGGAAAATTGTCTGGTGTGTGCGCGAGGACGGCGTATTGTTATCGCTCACCTACCTGAAAGAGCAGGATGTGCAGGCGTGGGCACATCACAATACGCAGGGAAAATTTTTATCGGTGTGCTCGGTGAGTGAGGGCAGCGAAGACGCTGTGTATGCCATTGTTGGGCGCATGATTAACGGCCAATATCTCCAGTATATTGAGCGATTCGAGAGCCGTTTCATGGGTGGTGATCCTACTTTGCAAATTCCTGGATCCGCTACTGTTGGATTGCCTGCAGATGTCACTCGCGCATGGTGTGTAGATGCGGGGTTGCAATATCCCCTCACGTATCCAGCAGCGACATTAACACCAGTAGGAGCGCAATCTAATAACGTAATTTGGGGTGTTGATAATATCTTTGGTGGCTCTAACTACGGGCCGCTTACCTCTGTGAGCGTAACTGACCCGACCGGATCTGGTGCGTTGTTTACCACAACGACCGTTGGCGGCGTTCTGTCTGTCGCCGTCTTTGCGCCAGGACAGAATTACACCAATCCTGTCTTTGTCATTTATGACCCCAGTGGTGCAGGTTCTGGCGCTGTGTTCCAGGCTATTCTTGCCTCCCCGCAAATCATGAGTCCTAGCGCGTCGGTATTCACGTCGCTGACGGTTGGTGATGTAGTTAGGATTAACAACGGTATGGGTGTCGTGTTGGCGGAAGGTGGCGGCGCGATCACTGTCAACATGATCAATCCCATGACGAACAGCTATCCGGCACTTCCTGGAGCCTGGTCGTGCACGGCGCCGGTGACCGTGGTTGCTGGATTGGATCATTTAGACGGTGAGATGGTTTCTATCCTAGCGGATGGCAATGTCGAAGCCAGCCGGATGGTTGTCGCTGGTTCAATCACGCTAGATCAGCCGGCCACGGCAATCACCATTGGTCTTGGGTTCACTTGTCAATTACAAACACTCTATATCGACATCGAGGGCGGCCCAACAGTTCAATCAAAACGCAAAACGATTCCAGCGGTAACGGTGCGCATGCAGGATTCGCGTGGGCTGTCGGTCGGTCCTGACTTCAACACGCTGACAGAAATTAAAGAGCGCACGACGCAACCAATGGGCCAACCGATTCCATTATTTACGGGCGATCAGCGCGTCGTGACTGAGTCAGTCTGGACTGTCGGTGGTCAGGTCTGTGTGCAAAATAATTATCCATTGCCCAGTACGATTCTGGCCTTGATTCCGGAAATATACGTCGGGGATACCTGATGTTAGGCAAGCTTGTTCCCGCGACTCGGCTGCATGCCAAGTCAATGGCACCAAAACTACGGGAAGCGGAAGCGCGCGAGGTGTTTGCGGCGCGGGGACATGGTCCGGAAGAGTCCTTATTATTTGAATTGAATCATTCGTTGATTGCCTGGTCCTGGATTGTGCACGGTGAAGTGGCTTGTATGTTCGGTATTGTCAAACCAGACTTATTGGATGACGAGAGTTATCCCTGGTTTTTAACGACAAATTTAGTAGAAAAACATAGCCGACAGTTTGCCCGTGCCTGTAAAATGCTGTTGCCAGAGCTGCTACACCATCATCCCAGGTTAATCGGGCGTGTTGATGCCAGTTATAAACTGTCGGTGCGTTGGTTGATCTGGTTGGGTGCCGAGATTGAAGAACCGGCGCCTTGGGGTATTGAGGGTAAATTATTTCACCGTTTCACATTGGGCAGCGCATGAACCAAGTGACAAATAGAATGCTGGATAAGGTCAACCGCTTAGAGCAGGAGAATAGCCGCCTTCCACAAGTCAGCGTACCGCTTTGGCATTACTTCGCTCCTGGTCTGTATGCGCGGCAAATGCTCATTAGAGCGGGGATTACCTTAACGGGTGCAGTGCATAAAAGTGAACATATTTGCATTGTATCGGGAAATTTGAACGTCACTGATGATCAAGAGGTGAGAAATATTCAAGCGCTGCAGGAAATTTTTGTATCACTTCCAGGAACAAAGCGCGCCATGTACGCCATTGATGACACGTATTTTACGACTGTCCACGCAACGACCGAGACCGATTTAGAAAAGCTGGTCTCAGAATTGACACATTCAACGGCGCAGGAGTTGATTGGTGGTGCTGACAACGTACAGTTGATCAATAACTTATTGGAGTGTGTGCGATGACATTTGGTATAACAGCCGCGGGGGTGGCGATTGCTGGTGGCGTTGCTGCCATTGCCGGCGCCGGTATTTCAGCATACAGTGCGTACGAACAGGGGCAGGCCGCTAACCAGGCGGCACAGTACCAGGCGCAAGTCGCTAAGAATAACGCCACGATTGCGTCCTACAATGCCAATGCAGCAACCGCTACCGGCAACACCCAGGTACAGGCCGAAGAAGAGCAGGCCGCACAACATCAAGGGATGATTCGCGCTGTCATGGGCGCGTCTGGACTGGATTTGAATAGTGGTTCATCCCTGCGCGATCAGCAAGGAGTTGCTGAGGTGGATGAATTGAATAAACAAACGATCGTCAGCAATGCGGCTCGATCCGCATGGAATTATACGAATCAAGGTGCTGATTTTAGTGCTACATCGAATTTAGAAACAATGCAAGGCGAACAGGCGGCGGAGGCGGGTATGTTGGGGTCTTTCTCCAGTATGTTGAGTGGCGCCAGCACTGTGTCGAGCAACTGGTATAAACCGGGCGGCGGTGGGTATCAGGCGACATCCTCATAATTTAAGAAAGACACGTCATGCCGATATTGCCAGACCAAGAATCGTCACAAAGCGTTTTTAATAATCAGCCACTTGGTTATCAAAATATTCAAGGTGCGGACGCGTCTGCATTTGGTGCCGGCAAGTTTCAGGCTGCGGGCGGTCTGGGGCAGTCGCTTGAAAATGCGGATACGTCAATCACGCAATCAGCGATTAATGTCCAGGCAGTCCAGAACGAGACTAATACCAACGACACGTATTACAAAAATTATTTTCCGCAAGCCACCCAACTCACCCAGGGTTATCTCGCCACGCAAGGCAAGGATGCGGTGGATGGTATGCCGGCGTACATGAAGAGTATGGAAGACCTGCGCGAACAAACCAGGGCCCAACTGGCGAACCCCCAACAGCAGCAAATGTTTGACAACATCTCACGCAAGCTTGAATCCTTCAATATGGACGGCGCAGCCCGCCACCAGACGCAGCAAAATACGGTGTATCAGGATCAAACATCACAAGGCATGGTCTCTGCATCTGGACAGCTTGCATTGCAGCATTGGAATGATCCTGTTGGTTTTAATACCGGATTGCAATCTGGGATTCAGGAGATCATGACGCATGCGCAGTTTCGCGGCATGCCGGTCGAGTTAGCGAATGAAAAAGCGGCGCAATTCACCAGTCAGACTTATGCATCCCGCTTGCAACAAATGAGTATTACTGATCCGGTGGGTGCCTATGATCTGTATAAAAATGGCGAGACCTATACCAATCAAGTCGGCCAGCAAGTGCATGACGATGTGTCTAATAAGATTCTGGGTGACATCCGTCCGTCGCTTGAGGCGCATTTACTGGCGGCTGCCAAAGACACTCAAACAAGTATTTTGGCGCACCAGGCGATTAACGGTGGCCCGTTGCTGGATCCTCTGACGGTTCAACCAGGTACACAGAATCAACCACCTTTACAGGCCGTCGTTCAAAAATTGGAAGGCGGCACGGCGCCAGATGGCTCTCCGTTGACTT